GCCGCTTAAGCTGGCGTTATGCAGCACCAACAGCCGGCGCCGCAGCAATCTCGGCGGCAATCTGCCGGTCTATGCTCAACAGCTCTTCAGCCGCCTTTTTCTCAATTTCATGCCGCATCGCGGCCAGAGCCAGAGCCCGCGTCGAGAACATGCGGCGGCTGCCTTGACTCCCGCTGCGGAATTCGCCAGGCGCCGGCCCTGACCCATGCCCAACGCGGTCGCTCCATCCCAGCCAAACGCGATGGCTTGGTGCGTTGTAGTCCCATCCTTCGCTGTAGCCTTGCAGCGGCACGCCTACATCGCGCGCCACCGGGTTCGTCCAGCGCAAAGCGGCCAGCGTGTCGGCGCGGTCAATCGCGGCCTGCATCGCATCTTGTTCCTTCTTGGTCATCGCCATCTTCAATCCTTCCGTTGTTCGTTCACATGGGCCGGGCGCTGCATAACCATTCGGTCGAGGCGAGTCGCTACTGCGTAGCGCCCGCCTCACCTCAACCGTTAGGCTTCAATTGCGGGCTCTGCCATCGCATCCGCTGTCAGCGCTCGACAGGCCAGCCGCTGCAAGTGGCGGGCGAACTGTTCAGGCGTTGCGGTCAAGCTCTTGAGGTCTGCAATTTCCCTCAGCACTTCACGCAGCGCGTCGGCGCGGTCGTTGTGCCAAGCCGTCCTGCTTGCGTTTGTTGCGCCAGCTTGCCAAGCGTCCCACTCGCCACAGGTCGAACTGGTGTGCCGGTAGGCTTCTGAGCCCCAGCGGTGCGCGGCCCAATCCTCAAATGCAGCGCGCTCCGTCACCAAGCCTAACTGGTCGTTCGAGCCGACATTCGTCGGCTTGCTGCTCTCGCTGTTCATCGCGTCCTCTCTGCCGCCGAATGCGGCTCAACTCCAACGTTAGGCGTCTGCGCGTTCCACAGCCGCTTCATCTCCGCATTCAGTGCGCGGTCAGCACGGCAGTCCTCGCTGGTGCGCCCGGTGCAGTCCACGGCTGGCCCTTTGTGGAAGCAGTCCCAGCAAGCGTAGTACGCCGGGCCTTGCAGCGGCGTGGCGCCGGCCTTGGTGGCTCGCGCCCACTTGCCCACAAGCTGCGATGCCGTCTCGTCGCCGGTCGTCTCCATCGCAATCGGCATCTGCGGCTTCATGTTGTAGCTGCCGCACTTCGGGCACGGGGCCATCGGCTGGCCGTACACCCACTCTGCGCGCTTCGCCGGGTCTTTCAGCATGTTCAGCATTCGTCGCTCCTGCGTTCATCCACCAAGACGCCTAACCCCGCCACTCAAGCGGACCCGCCAACGGCGGGCCGCTTACCGGCAACGTTAGGCCCCAATACACCAGCGCAGAGAAAGCAGCTCCGCTTCCTCGGGCCGGTGCGGTGTTGTTGCTTCCGCAATGGCGCGGCGCAGTTCGTCCAGTTCCTGCTGCTCATCGGTGTTCTCGCCTTCCAGCGTGCTCAAAAGGCTGTCGCACTGCACAAGCAGTCTGGTGAGCACCGCGCTATTCATCGCAACCGCGTGCGCCGCAAAGTCCCGCATGTCCCCTGCGTCCCACAGGCGCTCGTTTGTGCCGCCTACTGGCGCCATGCTGCTGCATCGCTGTGTCGCGTGGTCATACCACATGCGCGGCTCCGGCAAGGGGCCTAACTGGTCGCACAAGTCCGCGGCCCCACGGCCGTCTGCGTCTGTTGTCATGGTTGCTCCTGTTCGGGCCGCGTGGCCCGGCTTTGCTTTGCGTTATGCAGCACCCAATACCGGGCGCGGCGCCATCGCGGCATCAATCACGCCATCAAACTGCTCGACAGACCGAACGTACACAGCGCTCAGGTCTAGCCCCAGCCCTTGGGCGGTGTACATGCGGCACAGCACATCGTGGCGCTGCCGCAGCCATCGGTAGCGCTCGGCGTCCTTGCGCAGCGCAGCCATTTCATCCAGCGCGGCTAGCGTGTCGTTCGCGTGGCCTTGCTCTGCCAGCAGGCGGTTTGCCCGGATCACTCTGCGGATGTTCATGCTTTCGTGCTTCATGTCCTTCTTTCGTTGTGCGCCACCAGGCGCTGCACAACCCCTCGCACAAGGCCGACCGCCTACGGCGTCGGCTTTGCTCGAACGTTAGGCTGGCCGTGGCTCAACCACAATCGTGCGCGCAGATGGATCGTCACTCGGCCCAATCTCTTGCAGCACGGCAATACGTACAGGGTGGCAAATTACCGCCGCAAGCTCTGGCCCTATTTCGTGTTCAATGGCGTGTGCCTCGCTCCACGTATACCCCAGCTTGCCAGCGATGATTGGCAACTCAAGTTCACCTGGCGACCACCCAGGAACAACGACACTGCACAAGCTCTTGTCTCGCAAAAGAAGTACACCCTTCGCAGCCTCAAAGCACTTGCTGCAATAGATGTACTCAGTCACAAACGAACCGCGTTGGCTCATGGCTCTCTCCTGTCTCGTAGCTTCGGAACCGCCAGCCTAACCCCTCGCCCAAGCCGAGCCCCAAAGGCTGGCCGTTTTCAGTGGCGCTCATCGTGTTCCTTCCTGGGCCTAACGGCCCGGGTGTGCTCGAACGTTAGGCCGCACTCCGCAACTTCCGCCCAATCCCGCCAGCCGCCTGCGCCATCTCGCGCTGCATGTTGCCCAGCAGGATGAAGGCGAACCACCTGGCCCGCGGCCCGTTGCCGATGCTGTCGCGCCGGTGGCCGGATCCGCCGCAGGTGCCGCACACGCGCATGGTCTCGTTCAGGTAGCCGCTGCCCTCGCTGCCGGTGCCCCAGCAGGTGTGGCAGGTCGGGTCCAGCAGCACGTCCAGCACCCGGTGGGCCAGGCGCTCCAGCACTTCTGGCGGCTCCCTGAAGCGCTCCTTCTCGGCCATGGCCACGGTGTAGTCCAGCAGCGCCTGGCGCGCGGGCCTGACGGTCTTCAGGTCCATCAGCACCAGCATGCTTTCGGACACAGCGCGGCGCTTTGCGATGCGGCGCAGGTTCGCGGCGTCGGCCCGGAGCGTGACCGGGTCGGAGCGCATCGGGAAGCGCCAGGCGTCCGCGCGCTTTTCCAGGGCTGCAGCTGCCTTCAGGTAGCGCGGCATCTCCTGGTCCACGCGCATCAGCGCGGCCCTGGCGGTGTCGAACTCGCTGTGCAGGCGCAGCAGCAGCACGCCCAGGTCGTGCCCGCCCGCGGGGCCGGCCACCATGCCGGCGGCCATGATCATGTCGGCGTCGGTGCGCTTCTCCTGCACGCGCAGGTTGCTGGTGTGTGTGGCCAGGCCGTAGCTCTCGCCGACGGTGACGCGGGTGTCTTCGACGGTCATGCAATTCCCCGAACAGCTGGCTTCGTGGGCCGTGGCTTCGGCGCGTCGGCGTGCACGTCGGCCAGCAGGATGAGGCCGATGCAGGTGGCCGTGCCGCCGCCGAAAGAGCCGGCGGTGAAGTCCTCCAGCGGCGTGCCCTGCGGAATGCTGGCCTGCGACCGCGCGCACTTGCTGCGCATGGTGCAGGTGCCCGGGGCCGCGCTGCAGCGCGATTGCAGCGGGTCCAGCTTGATGCGGTCGGTGCGGTCGGTCATTTGCCGATGGCCTCCAGGGCTTGCAGTTGCGCCTTGTGGACTAGGCCCAGCTTTCCGCCGAAGCGCTCGCGCCTGGCGCGCAGTGCGTCGGCCGCGGACCTGGCGGGGTCATGCGCGGGGGGTTTCGTCGCGGCCTGCACAGCTGCGGCCACCTTCTCCGGGTCCGGCTTCGCGGTGGGCGCGGCCAGCGCCGGCAGCATGTCCGGGAAGCCCGTGCACATCTTGCGGAACTGCTCGCTGTTCGGCGGGAAGTCCGGCGGCAGGTTGTCCAGCGCGTGTGCGATGGCCTTGGGGCGGTTGCGGAAGACCGGGCCCAGCTGCTCCAGCCAGTCGGCCTTCACGGCGTCCTCGGGGATGCCTTCCCACTTGCGCGTCCAGGCGTCGCCGTAGCGCACCAGAAGCCGCGCAAACAGCTTGTCAACCCACAAGGGGAAGGCCGGTTTCTGGCTCATGGTCGATGGTGTTGCTGCTGTCACGTTGCTCTGCTCCGTAGGGCTTGGCGCCGAAGATGCCGCCGGTCATTCGGAAGGCCTTTTCGCGGGCGGCTCGCTCGCGGGGGCTCTCGGTTGCACCTGGCGGCGGCTGGGCCCGTTCGTGCGGCTTCAGCCACTCGGCCTGCAGGCCCTGAGAGCCGCGGGCGCACCAGGCCCGCAGGAACGCTTCCAGGCTCATGCCAGCCTTCGCGGCTTCCGCAATGGCGCTGCCCAGCACGGTCGGGGTCACGGGGGCCTTCTTGGCCTTGCGTAGGGCCAGCCAGTCGCGCCAAACGGCCTCGTCAACGTCGCCGGGTCGGTCAGGCAGCGCGGCACGCGCGCCCTTCTTCGACAGAGGAGAAGAAGGTTCTTCTCTACTCTCCTCTCCTCTAGGCGTTTTTTGGTGTGACGGGGCGTGACTCGGCGTGACTTGCGCAGGTTCGGCCGCCGCTGGCGCAGCTTGTGCGGCAGCGGCTTCCCGCGCACGCTGATTCCGCTTGCGCTGGGCAGCACCGTCGTCCTCGGGGCGCTCACGCTTGGGCTGACGCTTGTCCCATGCCAGGACTTCGCCGTCCGGCGCGATCAGGTCGCGGGATGCCATCGCGGTGTAGATGGCCTGGCACTTGCCATCGGCTAGGCCCAGCGCGCAGTCCATGGCCTCAAAGTCCGGCACCCCGGGTGAGCCGCGCACTTCCGCCATGCTGGCGGCTTCCAGCAGGCAAGCCCACACGGCCAGCGCTTCCGCAACGGACGCACCAGACCGTGCGGCCACAAGCCGAAACTTGGGGTCGTTGACGCTGCCGTGGTGCCAGCGGAACCAGTCGATGCCACCGGCCATCAGACTGCCTCTGCTGTCGGCTGCTCCGCGTCCATGGCGTCCAAGTCGAAAAGCGACGGCACGGATGCCTCAAGCTCCGCCGCGCGGCAGTAGGCAGCGCCGTCGAAGAAGTACGCCGGGTTCAACTCAGCGGCGCGGCCGCGGCGCCCCAACTTGATCGCCCGGAACGGCACGGTCATCAGGCCGCCGAACGGGTCATAGACCTCTTCGTCTGGCATGGACCATTGCGTGATGGCGCGGTCTGCCAGGTCAAACTGCATCGGGCAAAGGTGCATTTCCTTTCCCTTCGCGGACTGCGCGCCGTTGAGCGTCAGCATCCGCGTGACATCGGTCCAGACCTCGTCGCTCCAGCTTTGCGGCTGCAGCAGCATGAAGGTCACCGGCAACTTGCCGTCGGCCTCCAGCGCCTCGCTGATCTCGACGTGCTTCTCAAAGTCGTAGACGTTGCGCAGCGAGTGGTCGCGGAAGATCTTGTAGATCATGTCGTGCGGCAGGCTCTGCAGCTGCTCAGGCGTCAGCAGGCGCTGGCCTGAAGACCTGGTGAAGCCGTGGGCGTCCACCTGCCACCGCGAGCGTGAATAGCCCGTGCCCTTGGCCATCGGCAGGTCGCGGTCAAAAGGCACCATGTTGCCGTCCAAGTCCAGGCTGAACGGATTCAGTTTCACCACCGGGGTGTCGGCGTAGCTCTTCTCCGTGGACGTGGGCGGCTTGCGAAAGATCAGCAGATACTCGGGCATGCCGACACCCATCTTGCTAGCGTCCTTGCACTGCTCCGTCCAGCCCAGGCGATAGGTCTGGTTGTTCTCTCGCACCACATCCGTGACGATGGTCTTCATGCCCATGTAGGCGAAGCCGTGCTTGGTGTAGTGCTCAATGGTCTTGCAGTGGAACGGGTAGACCGTCTGAAAGCCCAGGCCGGTCATGCCACCGGGCACGATGCGGTCCTTGACGTGGATTGCAGCCAGGCGGCCCGGCGCCAGCACGCGGAACAGTTCCGGCGTCAGGAAATCCATCTGCTGGAAGAAATGCTCGTTCGTGTCGGTGTGGCCGAAGTCCGCGTAGTTCGGGGAGTATTCGTACTGCGTGGAAAAAGGGATGCTGGTCAGCACCAGGCCCACGCTGTCGCTGTCCATGCGCTTGGTTTCATCGACGCAATCGTTGTTGGCGATGGTGAAGCGCTCCCCCTTAATCTCTTGCCGCTCGACGCCCAACTTGCGCGTCAGGTTGTAGGCCATGGCTGCGTGTGACAAACCGAACTCCTTGATGATTTCGGCCATGCGTTGAGTCATGGCGCGGTGCTGATCCCACTTGCGTTCAAGCTGGCGCCGAACCTCGCGTTCAGCCTCGGTGTAGATCAGGTCGATGCGCACCGGCCGCGTCTGAAGGAAACGCTGCAGGCGGTGAATGGCTTGGATCAGGTCGTTGAACTTGAACCCGATGCCCATGAAGATGGCCCAGGCGCAGTGCCGCTGTAGGTTGCAGCCGCTGCCCAGCATCACGGGCTTTGCTGCAAGCTCTGCGCAAGTGCCATCACTGAAGGCCGCGACGGCTTCCTCACGGGCTTCCAGGTCTTGGCTGCCCCACACTGCGGTCAGCGTCGGGATAGCCTTTTGCAGCGCGTGGCGCTCCGCTTCCAGGTCATGCCAAATGACGCGGTGTGCACCAGGCGCCTCGTCGCGCAACTCCAGCACCTTCGCGATGCGGTCCTGAAGGCTCTCGCGCTTCTCGCGGGCGGCTTCCACTAGGCCGATTGCCGACTCCTTGAACATCAAGGCCTGGCCGTAGCTGGTCTCGCCGGCCGCGTCGTGGTCGCTGGCCAGTTCATGCCAGCGCACGTCCAGCGGCGGCAACTCATAGCCCTCATCGCTAAACCCGAGATCGCTGGGCCGCTGCACGAAAAGGCCCCACGATGCGCACCACATCCAGAACTCGCGTTCCTTGTGTGGGTGAATCGTCAACTCGTCGGCCTTCTCGCTGTTGCGCTTGAAGAAACGGGTCTTCGCCTGGCCAACATCCATCACCCCGAGGAAGCTGCTGTAGGCCAGCAGTTCGATGTACTCATTCGGGCTGGGTGTGGCCGTGGCAACGAAACGGTACGGCACCGACTGGCCACGCACACGGGCGTTCAGGTGGTCGCGTCGGTCATCGCCCGCAAACAGAGCCATGAACTCGCGGAAGGTCTTCGTGCCACCGAAACCGCGCAGGCATGCGGCCTCGTCCAAGCTCGCCACCGTGAACTTGCGCGGGTCCAGCTTGCCATCGCGCACGGTCTCGTAGTTCGTGAGATAGATGCCTTCCGGGTCGGTGCACTCTTCAATGCGCCGCACGAAAGACACCTTGATGCCCAGCATGGCCGCATCGCGCACGAACTCCGCGCGCACACCCAGCGGGATGACGATCAAGCCCATGCCGCCGGCCTTGCTGCGCGTGATGCGCACCACCTCCAGCTGAATCACGCTCTTGCCCAGGCCGAAGGCGGCAAAGCAAGCGCGGCGCCCGCCTGCCACCATCCACTGCACCATGGCTGTCTGGTGCGGCTTCAAGATGGGGTTAACTTCCGAGGCCTCGATCTCGAAACCCCAGCTTTCGGCCATGCGGACTTTGGCCTTCAAGAACTCTTGGTAGTCGCTCACGCGGCCGCCCTTTCGTCGCGATTGGTGTTGACGCGCCGAAACTCAAAGAGATTGGCGCTCATATCGTGCAACCCTCGTGAAGCTCTCGCTTGACCTTCAGATAGGCCTCATGCGCAAGGCTTGCTGAGTCAAACACTCCGATGTGGATCGGTATGCGGTTCACCACAATTTCCGCTTTGAACTTTCCGCGGCATCGGTGAGCGCCTAGAAGACCTGTCGTGCTAATTGAGGTGGCTCTGCGCTGGTTCTGTCCATTGATGGACTTGCTGACATCACGCAGGTTTGACCAAGCGTTGTTCTTCCGGTTGCCGTCCTTGTGATCGACAACGCCTTCCGGCCACTGCCCAGTCATCCAATAGAAGGCCAGTCGGTGTGAGTAATGCTGAGTGCCGCGAATGCAAACGGCCAAATAGCCGCGGCCTCGGACTGCGCCAGCTACGTCACCAACAGTTGCACGACTGGTCTTCTGGAGCCAACGGAACACGCCTGTTTCGGGTTCATACGCCAGCAACTCCCGAAGAGTTTCCGGCGTGAGGCTGTCGGCGTTCCGCCGCACCATCCGGCCCTCTGCGGCCCCAACGGAGCCCTCACCGGCCCTCACCGGCCCTCTCCGTCCCTGAGCGCCCCTTCCAGGGATGCCAGGCGAGTGGAGACACTGCCGTACATGGAAGCACGCAACATCCGAACGACGAACTCCGCAACGGAGCGGTCATCCACTGCCGCAAGACGCGACAGGTCCAGCAATTCACGTTCAGTCAGACGCAATTTCAATTCCTCTGTTCTCTTGTCGTCGCGCACGGTCATCCCCGACCCCTTCTTTGTGGTTTCAGCGCAGTGCATAGAAAGAGCCCGACGCGAGCGAACCCGCGCCGGGCTTGAAAACCGCAGCCACGCCACCCAGGGAGGTGAAGCGGCGCTCGTTACGACTGCGGCAGGAGGACCGAATGAGTGAAGACGACTTCTGCTGGGCACAGGAAGCCGTGCGCGCACTCGTCGCGCGCTGCCTGAAGTCGCTCCTGGTGGAGTGGCAGGCGGAATTGAGAAGGTGGGCAAGGTGAGCCATTCAGGCACCCCACAGCACGCGGACGCGAAGCCACTGGATGCGATCCATGTCCATGCCCAGCGCGGGATGCGCGCGGCCGTTGACCCGGTCTTCGTCGTCGCGCTTGAAGGCGTCTTCGATGTCGCGGCGCACGATCAGCTGCGTGCTAGCGTCCAGTGCGGGCCACACCTGCAGCAGCCAGTCGGCGCAGTCGCTGACGAT